GGAATAAGGTTGTCCGGTAAGAGGATTAGGATAACGTCCTTCTGGATCCATAATTCCGTCTGCACGAATTTGAAATGACATTATCTAGTTATCTAGCAGTCTTGCTGTTTGGTTGTCTAGCTGTCTGGCTATTATATATCTAGAAAGTATCTAAGAAAGAAACTAATGAAAAAAATAATTTATACATTAAACGTTAATAGGTAGTTTAACGCTAGTTGTCTTGCAAACTAATTGTAAGTAAAAATACAACTATTTTAAGGAAAACTTATTCCACAAATCCGCACTCAGTCATTTCATAGTTTGGTGTGTCTGGGTAAGTCCTTTGAACTATGGCATCATCTGATGAATCATTAGAATCATCAGAATATTCGTCATCATCGTCATCATCGCGGGGTTCGTCAACAAGAAGCTTAAAAACACCGTTAAACTTAGTCTCATTACATTCCCTTGCACGAGAAAAGTAATCTCTAAAATAAGCTGTATGACCCTGACGTACCATCTCTTCCGATGCATCGTCATCTACCATATACGTCCATTCATTGCATTGTAGATCTCTCTCATCACAAAGGAATATAAATTTATGAAGCAGTTTACGCTCATACAGTTCTTTAAACAAATCTTGACGCCATGATGAAGCAAGATAAGTAAAACAAACATCAACATACTCTAGTTTTGCGAGCAATAGTAATACGTTTTCAATAGATGCATAATGTAAATTTGTGCTTCGCAACATAATTACTTTGCACTTAGGTAAATATTGCAAAAGATTAAGCAAGTCTTGGATGAACAAATTATCATCCATAAAAACACAATCGCTAATGTTTAGTATTTCGGTATTAAGAAGTCCATACCGCAAATCTTGCCATAGTGGGTCAACAGAATCCATTATCCGTTTGAATAGCGATTGCAATTTCATAATTTTTATTCCTTTTAAATCACTATAGTATTCATCATTAGTCTTAATTTTTCCAATAAGATTCAGATGCCCCGAAGGCATTGAACCGCGGATCGCATTCAACAAACGCTTTGCAAGACGCTTTTGATTTTGATGCATTCGTGAAAATTCGTGAAAATTCGTGAAAAAATAATTAAAAATAAATATAAATTATTATTCATTTTTTGTAAAAAAAATTTATATTTTGCTAAAAAAAATGCTATTGAGCTATTGAATTGACACACCTAACATAAAGCAAGCATATTGCAAAATCACTGGCTAAAATCGGCACGCGTCTTTGACTTGAGGTCGAGGATGAGTGGTGCATTTTCATAGATGCGTGATAGCCAATAGCGAAGCTGCCGTGACTTGCAAGTGGCAGGAAGAAATATCTTAGACTCGACCTGGTCAACAAACTGATCGAAAGTTATGTCAAGGAAGGGGGACTTAATTTCCTGCCGAGCGAGAATCTTATTGCACCGTGAAATCTCATGGTTATATAATAGTTGTAGTAGGGCGATAAACGGTGTAATTGCTTCTTTGCTGTTAGTGACGGCACTATGAAATCCTCGCAGAGGAACATCCATGAAGAGTTTCAGGTGCTTCCCCATATGTGCAACATGCGCACCACAATCCTCACACACTACCAAAGAGCCATGAACAGCCTTGCTAGATGGCCAAGTCATCAGGTGAGCCAGTCGTAGTTGTTCAAATGTTGTGTCGAAGGCCTCCTGTAGACCAGATTTGATCCACATCCGCCAGAAAACTGAGGACTCAAGATTCTTATCCTGATGAGGCACCATACCTAGATGAAATCCCTCTGGTTTCAGGTTCAAGATCATCATCTTCAGTTTGGGCTGCAAATCCTCTACACTGGGATCGATGATACGAGCAATCGTTGCCATCTGATGTGCAAGTGGGATCATTGTCAACTCTTGCACATTCATGCACGCGGTGAATGCAAATGGAATAGCTGCATTTTGCTGAGCAATAGTCTCGGAATTTACCTCAGCCTGATGCAATGCCTCAGTCGCATCGGCAATGCGTTGGGATTCAGAAGCCCTTGCAAGAGCCAGTTCATCTTGAACTTGCTTTAGTTGTGATTTCTTCTCTGCCAAATCCTTATCGGCGGTCGGTTTCTTCTTGATACAGTATTGTGATCTGCAGCTCCAATATGGATACGGACTACAACTGCATTTGATTTCAGTGTATGAGCATAACTCGGTCAAAACACTAATTGAGTCAAGCAAGGTCTTTTCCTTACAAGCAATGGAGTGTTTCTTACACTTCTCTACCTCCAAAATATGCTTCGCATTAATGATTGCATGTTTTGCGCAGATAATCTGTTGCTTGAACTCGATTACGGTATTGACGAGATTAATAAAGAAGGGAAGAGTTGCAAATGGAATATCCGCATTCTGCATCTTTCGGGATGTGCCTTTAATGGCTCCGTACTTCAAAATGAGCCCACGAATTACGTGTGCCTTGAAATCTGTAGTGTCCTCTACTGGAATAACATTTAAGTTCTCAACCATGTTGCAAAATTGGAGAAACTCAAATGGCTTCAACTCCAGCTTATCGTGGTCGATACCAGCTGAGGACATCGATGTGAAAAAGCGACGCAGGATACCCATACCAATCTCCATAGCCTTGGAAATCGGCATTTCCCTATGACAAAGAATGACAGTGAGTAGTGTTAGGGGAATATGTAGTGTGTCTTGGGTCTCTGCGTTAGAGAAAGAAGTCTGTTGCTCGGCACCAGGCTTAGTATCAGCACAGAGTGTGCACCACAACTCATTGAGACGAGGGATACTCATCAAAGTCTCTGCTATCACTGGAGATGTAAGCCAGTTCAATACTGGCTCGCAGGCAAACCAGTCGGGAACAAGTTGTAGCAGAGCAGAGAACATCGTCATCTCAGGACATCCTCCCATGAAGTTCTTACCAAAGTGCTCTAATACTTGACGAAGCACATTCGTATGGGTACTCTGTTGATCAGTGAAATTCAAGACGACTGTCTGGTTAGGAAGCACTAGCGGAATGTACCCTGCGAGCACCGCGCGGATCAATGGTACACGCACTATGGTACATGTTTTTTGGTCAAATGCATCGCACTCTTCGGCACATAGAAATGTAGAGAGCCGATATGGGCTCAACTCAAAGATGTGATAGAGCTTTGTCACCTCCTCCAACGTAAGTCCTACAGGAATCTCTCCACAGAACTGGGTTTGAATAGAAATTTCTGACAACTGGTTGTTGCGGGTGTGATCAAGGAGTGTTGATGCAAATTCCTTCCCCTTCTTCAGTGACTGCTTTGACAGCCAGACTAGTAGACCCCACCACGAAACCTTCGTGTTAGAAAATGCATTAGCTAGTGCTGTTGGGTCTTGTTGATAAAGTATTACTGCATTCTTGGCAGAAAGGGTTGAAACCTTCATCTCTGCGTCCTTTGCAGTTATCAGTTCACGCCATTTTTGGGTTGTAGTGCGGAGACAAGGCGGAGCTAAACGGCAAGCAGCTGCTGTTAACAGATCTAGCATCCCTTGTTGGGTATTAATGTTAATATTCCATAGAGGAGACTCATTTTCTGGAATTTGCTCGGGACAGTTATCGAATAGACCCATGCGGAATGAGACTATACGAGCAGATTCCGGAGAATAAGTTCCTACTGCGAGTCCAGCAACCAACACCAGCGGCCAAGGATTTTCCTGACAATAGTAGCCAAGGAGGATGGCATCCACACTTAGTTGCACCTTCGCATCAATTAGTGCATCCACAAGTAGCTTGATAGAGGCATGCAAATCCTCATCCGAAGTTGCATTATGCATGCCGTCTGTGATAATAGTCAATGTAAAGGAAAAGCCCTTGCCGTGAATGACCTCGAAAGCACGTACAGCAGCCACCAACTTACGGAAGAGGCTTGCGATGTTAGTAAGTCCCTCGATAGTAAGGTGATAACCCCATGGGCGTTCGTTCGTCTCACAAGAGAATGTGAGAAGCATACTTTGTCCCATATTGCGAAGAATTGAATTCGCAGGTTTCATGAAACCACTCATGGATCCGGAAGCATCCACACACACTACACTGGTATCCAAAGACCTATCGCCAGCAGACATCGCAGCAAATCTCTTATAAAGAAGAAAAAGTAATATTTAACTTTTAATTATATAATTCATATTTTGACAAAAAAAGCTAAAAAAGCTAAAAATATTTGATCTAGATAGTTAAGTTTATAAATTGATAATCAAACTAATTCAATTCTTTTTAATTTTTCTAGAAATTCCTTATGATTATGATTTCCAGCACTAAAATTTGGATTGCATCGGGTATTAAGGTATTCTAGATATCGTGCAAATTCTACGTGATAATCAAATATCTCTTGCACCAATAATATTCTCAGGATTTTTGAATGTTGATTGTAGTTAATCCAATTTCTAGATATTAGTAATTTGTTATCGGGATTATTATAAACAGATAAATCACGGGAGAAAGTATCAATTAAATAACTATTACAATAACGCTGGGGTAATGGTTTATATTCTGGTAGTGGTGTTGAATCTATTGAATATTGGGTTGGATTTTTAGCAATATGAATAAATGGTTTGGTGTTGTATAATGGCGGCTTGTTGGGATAGAATAAGCGTTCTAAGTGGATGAAATTGTTGATGTCTTGTAAAATGGAGCGAGGGAGATGATTCCATTCTGGATTTGCTAGGGAAGGTATTCTCTTGAAGGGAGTGGTGGTTATCAAGGCGCGGAACATTGTTTTTCTAAGTTATATTGTTAGTTGTGATAACCTTTTTAAATCAATTTTATGATGGATGTGAGATTGGTTGCAAAGGTTTTAATAGGTTTTCTTTACATTTACGGATATGGCATTTTTCTTTTGAACTTTACTCATATCTAGAATATCGTCTTCTTCTTCATCTTGTTCTGAATAATTAGCATTATGATATTGCCAGAATTCGGGAGCACCTAATTTAAAGGGAGGATGCGTTTCACTACGATACCAAAAAACCATGTCACTAATATTATTGGATGCTTGACGTGAAGATATAACTAAACATTCATAATTTTCGGTACATTGATTCATAACTTGATTAAAAATTTCAAATGTTGGGAACATACCGGCATAATGGTCGTATATGCGCCTACGATTAGATAATATAGGGTCCTTGAATATTATGGTGTAATCAATATTTGTGCGGAAACTTGGCGGAATTCCAAGGGGATATTGCATTGTGATTAAAAACATTAAATTAAAATGTCTTCCATTCATAAAAATATCTCGTACATTAATATCTTTTATCCAGCGACTAGAGTCATACATAAGGTCATCAAGAATTAAAAACGAATATGGGTCAATATTACTTTTTCCATATAATGCTTGTTGTTTTTTCATTTTATTAGTTACTAATTTTTGTCTTTTAACTAAATTTGCGATGATTTCAGGCTCGTAACTATCGTGTATGAAAATACTTGGAACAATATTCGAATAGAATGCGTTACTCGATTCTGAAGCAGATATTACGCTTCCTAAAGGCACATCTCTCTTGTGATAAAGTAGGTCTCTAACAAAATAAGATTTGCCTGAACCACGACGACCAATTACAACAATTGTAGAATCTTTCCGAATTGAACTAATATCAAATTTTTTAAGATTTAAACTAGTCATATTACTTATTATTAAAATAATTAATATATATCTAGAAGTAAATAAAAAATAAAAAACGAAATTAAATTAAACCGCAATTACATAAAATTTATAATTTTATTTTGTAAAAATTTCATATTCATTATTCTTACACATATAAACATTTTGCACTTGACCTTCACTTATTATTTTTTCAATATTGGTCTGCAATTCGAGTAGCCATTCATATTTATTTGCTAAAACATCTCTTTGAAGAATTCTAATAACTGAAAATCCATTTTCATTAGCTTTTTGCATTTTAATTTTATCTCGTTTTCTAGTCTCTTCTGGATTCGCCCAGTTTTTAACTTGTTTGAAATGCTGAATACCATCCAATTCAATAATTATTTTCTGTTCTTCCAATGCAAAATCAAATGGCATATTACATTTTGTATCGTCATTTTTACACCAATCAGGTTTATATTGAAAAATCAAAGTTTCATATTGTTCTATTAATTTTTCATAAACAATACATTCTGTTTTATTAATACATTTAGGACATCCCAATGATTGCGAGGTAATAAGTGATATTTGTTTAAGAAACTTATGGCCTTTATTACATTTAAAATTATATTTATTGTGACTACCTTTTATTATCATTCGTGGATTGACATCTTTATCTACTAGATATTTAACAAATGGATTACTAGCAAAAGAATTATTTAAACATCTATAACAATCTTCTTTATCACATAATTTTAAGGAATAACAATATGCACACGGTATTTTATTATCAATATACGCCGGTTTGGTTTCTACTATATGACCACATTCACAATCAAAAAATAATGTTTGCCCTCCAGATTTAAAAACTTTTCTTAGATTTATCTCTGCATTTTTATCTTTATTTACATTGCAAGAAAAAGGACTACTAGCAAATGATTTTTCAAAACATATTTTGCATTCATTATCATTACATAACCATTGACTAGAACATATAGGACAACTTTTCTCATTGTCTTCTCTCCTAACAATATGATTGATTGCCATTTCAAACTCGTGAGTGCAATCATTACATTTGAACCAATACTTTTTTCCACTACATTTAGCTACCATTCTAGGTATTAAATTGCCATTTTTTAAACTCCACATTTTTGATTTTTCTTGTGATGCAAATGAATTATTAAAGCAAATCATACAATTATCATTATCACATAATTTATTTAGACCACAATAAGGACACCACCTACCTAATCTAATATTGCAAAGTGAAACATCAAATATATGACTACATTCGGAACACGTAAAATAGCATTTAGAATTGCAAAATTTAAATAAGTTTCTAGGTGTGATATAGTTATTCTTTTCATAATTCCAATACTGAGCTTTTTCGTGGCTAGCAAATGAACTATTAAAACATTTTTGACAATCTTCTTTATCACATAATTTTTTACCTGCACAATATGTGCAAAAGAAACCTTTAGATATACTACCTAAAACACTATCAAATATATGCCCGCAAGGACAATTAAACCAAAATTTATTATTACTAAATTTATTAACTTTATTAGGTGCAATTCCATTCTTTTCAGTATTCCAATATATTGCTTTCTCGTGTGAAGCAAATGATTTTTCAAAACATATTTTACATGATTCATCATCACATATTTTATTATTACCACAATATATACACCAATTTCCACTTGCAATTTTATCCGGTGATGTTAGAAATGAATGTCCGCATTCTGCGTTATTACATATAAACCAGTATTTTTCACCGGTTCTAATAGTTATATCTTCCGGCCTAATATCACCATTCTTTTCCTTATTCCAATATTTAGCCTTCTCGTGTGAAGCAAATGATTTATCAAATGGTATATTCTTTCTACGCAACATTATGATATATCCAATAAATAGTTATATCCAGTAATTATATCTATTAATTCTATTTTATATTAAAAAAAATACAAAAATAAGAGAAAATTTCAATTTTTCTATCCGTTAAACGGTTATTGGCGTTTTAACGCCATAAATTAGGGATGCAATATAGGTGTAAAACTAAAGTAGCCTGTGCCAGAAGACGGCTTAATCAACAAGTAATAGATGCCCTAACCGATTGTATATATCTTCACGAAAATCCCTATGCGTATATGCAATATGTTTTTTATAACTTAATTTGTATGCTGTAATCCATTCACTTTCATTTTCGGAATCGTATTCTAGTAAAACTTCAATCGCACTATTTTCTTTAATGTTATCATTTTCTTGCTTTAATTGTATAATGCGTGGCACTGGTTTATATCGATCACGATGTGTATTTACCCAGCCACTATAAATATCGCCGGTTTCTTTATCTTCATAAACACCATATAATTCGCCATCTTTATCTCTATCCATTCTTAACGAATGTCCCGCCCATATTCCAGGATTACCCCCATCATACAAACTTGATATTAGGTCTAATACATCACTAGCATCATTAAATTTATACATATTATATGGAAAACTTTGAACACATTTATTATTATCATAAACATCACCAACAGTATGTAAAACAATTTTACTGTTATCACTACAAATACCACATTGAACACTATGTATTGACAATGTACCCTTTGCAAATCCATAATTTTCAGCATACGGTGTAATTATTCTAATTATTTCATTATTTTCATTGGTTATTAGAATATAATAGCACAATCTAGTAAGTATATCTTGATATACATAGTATATATATTTAGTATCGCATAGGTCGGATTTGAGTAGAGCAGCTTTGAAATTATGATTTTCAAATTCCATTTTATCCTTTTACCTGTTTTTATTTAATATTATTTAATATTTAGGATATCTGCTAGATATAAATCAATTTTTTACTGTGCAAAACTAGGAGAAATAAGACTGCCATTAATCCTGCTAGGAAGATTTGCAACACATTGGGCACCTGATGACTCCTTGCAAGTCGGTGGCACCTTGTATAACCAATTAGCAAATGCCCCCTGATTATTTGGATAAGTAGTGTTAGCAACTGTATAAAATTGTCGCCGACCGGAATTATGATTCCAGATATCGGATATATCCTTAATAACGTGTCGGTTATATTCTTTTTCTATTTTCAACTGGTTTTCCGGTTTAACAGCATCACAAGCGGCATCACGTAATCGAGAATCGAATGCTAGGGGATTCATAAATGGATTTTCATTACTAGGCCGCACACATCGGCGAATGTTCAAAATGTCTTCAAATGTTTCCCCATTACCAGAACCACTCATACCACTCATATTTTTAGACAAGAGGGAATTCATAGCCTTTCCTGATATTTGATTTAGAGTGGCATTGGGTCCAACTGTTGCACGGGTTTTATCTAATGCATCTAGTCGGAATAGGTAGAGAATATAAGTTCCTAGCATAGTTAGAATAGGGATATATAGGAATAAGAAATTAGAATAGAAGAGTGCAAGGATAACACCGATGTAGATACTTAAACGAACCATGGTATTTATCTTTTCAGCATATGTCATATCATTATTAGGAATTATTTTGATTGCCATATCTAGATTAAATATGGTACCTGCCAAGTCCTGAAACCAATAATTTTCTTGGGTGGGTGATGTGGATGTATATTGAATATTAGGATTATTCATATTTGATAGATTCTTCTAACTAGTATGATATTACTATTACTATTACTAATAGAAAATGATATTTTTTTATAGCATTTTTTTAATTCAATTACATATTTTATTATGCATAATGCATTATGCGTTATGCGTTATGCGCTATGCGTTATGCGTTATGCTAGATTAAAAAGTATAATTAAGTTAATTAGAAAATAATAATAACATCTAGAATATAATGTCAGATGCAAAGTATTTTTTCTTCATATATTCTTGTCAAAAGAATCTAGCACAGGCTGAAACTATATATAATTATTTAGTTTCTAAGAATTTTCATCAATATTGTCAAATATACATAATTTATGGCAATTCTTCTAGAGAAGAATTTCTAGATACTACAGTGAATCATATTCTAGAGGACCATTACTTAATTCTTAACACACCAGATGATTATTATAGTTTGAACCAAAAAACACTTTGCTTATTTCGTGCGATTCATGCATTATATCCCGCACTATCTGGATTATCTGGATTGTTTAAGTGTGATGATGACATTATACCTAATATATCCCATCTTGTGGATTTAATTACCACATCTAAGCTTACAAATATAGATTATTGTGGTAATAAGATTAATGTTAATCAAGAATATAAATATAATTTTAATAATAATCCAAAATATCAAACAATTTTTCCAGTAGTTCGTTATTGTGGCGGTCCCCTTTATTATATTAGTAAACGTGCTTTAGATACATTTAAAAATATTCAACAAGTTAAAATATTTCTAGCGGAAGATGTTATGGTGGGATATCATCTTAATCATGCCGGTATTGAACCATCTCCAAAGATTGCATCATTATATTCAGATGAAGCATCAGATATAAAAAAAATATCACTTCATAATTATAAACATGAACCGCAGTATCTAGATAAACTTAAAGTTCCAATTCTAATAACACATAATCCTGAGCCTAAACCTCCCAAAATTTCATTAGGATTACTATGTCCACAAATAAATGGTGGTCTAGGGAATCAACTTTTTAAAATAGGCGCTGCATTTTCACTTGCTAGAGAATATAATAGAGAATTGATAATTTCAAAGGTACATTTTATACCTAACGGACATCAAACTGCAAATAAGACTATGCAAACTCTAGACAAATTATTTAATACATCGATAATGCAATTACAAATTATAGATGGTAATATACCCGATGGGCATTTTGTTTACAGAGCAGGTGACAATGAATCATTCCAATATGTGGATATATCAACTCGCATATCAAAAGATATTATTCAAGGTCGTGGAAATCTTTTGCTAGATGGATATTTTATAAATCCACGGTACCTACCCAATGATTATCCTAACTTGATATCAATCACCCCTACTCGCAAACTCTCACATATCAAACAAGAATATGGCGACTTTAATAATACTTATTTTATTCATATACGATTAGGAGATTATGTTGGTAATGAATTATACCGTATTTCACTCGATTCTTATTATATGGATTGTATTGCTAGGATTAAAAATGCTAACCCTAAAGCACGATTTATTGTTTGTACCAATGAATATTCTAAGAACCTAGAAAAACATTTAAAATCTATTAGGAAGATTACTGATTATATATTGCAATCATCTAAAGATGATGAGCTAGATACTCTATATATAATGTCTCAATGTCGTGGTGGTATATGTGCTAATTCCACATTAAGCTGGTTTGGCGCTTATTTTCAGCAATCTCGTATTAATTCTACAACACCTCTAGAGGCAAAAGAACATATATATATGCCGTACCCCTGGGTGAATAAGACTTGCCACGGATTTACAGATGAAAATACAAGCGATATATATCCGGCTTGGGCGACAGTATATAATACCTTATTAACTAATACGTAAGTGTTAGGTAATACCATTACTAGCGCATTTCGTGATGTGTAATGGATGGATTATCGGTGTGTATTCGTGTTTTATTTATTTTTTTATTTTATCTTTAATGTAGCAGTATAATCTAGCATTACATAGTCTAGCAGTATATAATCTAGTAAATGTCTCTAGAAGCACTTACCGTATTTGAATGTCCTTTTCCTAAGAAAAGAATAGGAAAGGCAAATGATGGTGGTTATGTAATTATTGATTTACCTAGCACATCCAGCATATCCAACACATTCGGCATATCTAGCGGATATGATATGTTTATTAGTGGTGGAATATCTAATGACATTAGTTTTGAAGATGCTCTTCTAGATAATTATCCTGATTTGGATTGCTGTCTGGCATTTGATGGTACAGTTAGTAGTATTCCGCTTGCTCGTAATGCAGCCAAGATAAAATTTATAAAAAAGAATCTAGGTCCTATAAATGGGTTGGATATCTCCAACCTAGCGGAATATATCCAACCTTATGACAATATTTTTATGAAAATTGATATTGAAGGCCACGAATATGGTTTATTCAATTCCATTATAGAAAATGGCTTGATGTCTAAGATAAGGCAACTAGTGCTAGAGATACATAGCCCAGCAGATATTCGCAAACATCCGAATTATTATACCAATCTAGCTGCGTTTGGTAGCACTGATAATGTATTATTGAACTTTTTAGCTAATATTAAGAAAACACATTCAATAATGCATTTGCATGCTAATAATGGATGTGCTACTCATATCCAAGGTATACAAGGTAGTGGAGTAATTATTCCTAATGTATTTGAGATTACTCTAGTGAGGAATGATATTCTAGAGGGGATAGGATATA